AAGCCGCGTACTTTTTGCTTGATACCGAAAGCCATTCCGATAAATCGGTAATCGCGTGTAATGAATTTCCCGATTTCCCAGTTCCCCTCCATTTTTTGTTCGCCAAAATCATAGATGATAAGCGGGTTCCCCTCAAGTTCAGCCTGAACGTCGGAAAGCAACTCATCTGCGCGTTCTTCGCTGTCGGACTTAAGCCCGACAAAAATATCTTCGCCGCGTATCCATAGCCAAAGCAATATAATGATGTTGCACCAGCAGGATTTTGCCAGTCCGCGTCCCCATTCGGCAAAGCCTTTGAAAAGCGGATTTGCGGCAACCATTTCGGCAAATTCAATTTGAAAATCGGCAGATTCGGCAGTGGCATAATGTGGGAGGTAGGTTTTTACCATGTAGGCAACGTCCGCCTTTGCGCGGGCAATACGCGCCGCCTGTTCCGCTTTATCTTCAAACGGATTAACTGTGTTTGCCGTCCTTGCAACATCCAGTTTTTTAAGATAGGCATCCGCTTTTTTTCTGTCTATTTTCTTTGTGGTTGCCATTAGCCTAATTCAATGGTTTTCTTTTGAATTAACATCGCCTGAAATTCAAGCGTTTCATTATACAGTTCCAGATTGAAAATATGCAGATTGTTGAAAATATCATCCATTACATCTATGTAGATACCAAGCGTAATTCCATTTGATTTGTCGTTTTGTTGCAGCGTTTTGTTGATTTTGCTTAAATCATCGCTGATAATGTTTGCCCGTTTACGCAGTTCTAATTCCAGTTCTGTATCGCCGGAGGATTGCGCTTCGTGAATATCCTGTTCAATTTTAAGTCGCTGCTCGGAAAGTAGCGAGATAATATTCTTCAAGTTACTGTTTGCCGTACATACTGCCGATTGTCGCGCTTTTCGCAATTCACGCCAGTTTCCTGCACGCGCCCAGTCAGATAGAGTCGTTACCGATACTCCTATCATTTCTGCCGCTTCGGCTTGCGTATAGTCCTGCACAACGACATATTCATAAGCGGCGCGTTTAAGTTTTTCATACTTTTTTTTACTTGTTTTTTTCTCCATGAACCCGACTTGTTTAATGAATTTTGCAAGCAAAATTCAATATTATAATTCTATGTTAAAAATAATATCACAACGCTTGGAATGATTGTTCCAACGCTTGGAATTTTATTTTTCAGGTAACTTTCATACTTATATTTTTGCTCAAAATTTCAATAAAAATGGATAATAGAAACACTTTTCAAATATCAGCTGTAAAAAGCGGTATAAAAGCCGAAATACGCATTATCGGCGTTATCGGCTGGGAAACCGATGCGGAAGGTTTTCGCGCACAGGTGGACGCACTTATAAAAGATGGCGTACAGGATGCGCATATTTACATCCAAAGTCCGGGCGGAAACTGTTTTGATGCAGCAGAAATTGTTAATATCATTTCCAAATTCAAGGGAACGGTAAGCGGCGAAGGCGGCTCTTTGGTAGCCTCTGCCGCAACATATATCGCTATTCACTGCAAAACTTTTGAAATGCCGGAAAACGGGATGTTTATGATACATAAACCGAGCGGTTTTGCGGTCGGAAGTGCAAAGGATATCGAGGCGTATTTGGGGCTGATGAAGAATATTGAAACTCAATATTACGACGATTATAAAGCCATTGCAAGGAATTTAACCGTTTTTGATGAAAAGTGGAACGGCGGCTCCGACTGGTGGATGACTGCCAAAGAGGCAAAAGAACAGGGGCTTATTACTGATGTTCGCCAAAAAACAAGAATTGACAGGGAAACCGCAGCGCAAATCAAAGCCTGCGGTTGCCCCTTTGAGATAGAAGAGATTCAAAGTATAAATCAAAATGCAGAAAAAATGGATTTACAAGCAACAGCGCTGATGCTTGGACTGCCGACAACGGCAACCGAAGCGGAAGTAAAAGCGAAGTTGGAGGCAAACAAAAAAGCAGCCTCCGACCTCGAAGCCCTGCAAGCCGCACAGGCTCAAAGGGAAAAAACCGAAAAGGCGGCTAAAGTAAAAGCCGCTCTCGACAAAGCCATTGCCGACAAACGGATTAAAGCCGATTGCCGTGCCGAATGGGAAAGTATGCTGGACGCCAATTTTGAAACCGCAAGCAAGGCGCTCGATAGCATTGCACCGGTTGAAAAATTGTCATCTCAAATTGTAACCTCTGCGGAGGGTAAAAAAACCTACAAAGGAAAAACTTTTGCTCAACTGCAAGATGAAAATCCGGAACTGTTGGCAGAATTGGAAGCAAGCGACCCCGAAGCGTTTGCCGAATTGTTTAACGAATCGTACAAAGGAGGTAAAAAATGAGTACCGTAGCAACCGGACAGTGGCTCAACCAGTATGTTGCGCCACAGCTCCTGCAGGAGTTCAAAAACTACAAAGACGATTTTATCGCCGTATTGCAAGGCGTTCCGGCGGCAGCCGTAACAGCCGACGGCGTGCGCTGGAATAAGTTGATTAACAATGTCAACTTTTACGTGAACAACAGCAGTGTTTTTACACCCCAAAAAATGACGGGTGAAAAAATATTCGTAGAATGGGAAAAGTACGATACCGATCCTACGGCGGTGGACGATGCCGAAATTCGTTATCTTGCTTACGACAAACGCTCTGAGGTGCGGATTAGACACACTGAATCCATGAAGTTGGGAATTCGCGACCATGTTATGTGGAAACTTGCGCCAAGCAACAACGCCAGCGCAAACATGCCGGTTATAAGAACAACCGGTGCAAATGACGGAACCGGTCGCCTGCGTCTAACTTTTGAGAATATTGTAAAATATCTCGAAACGGTTAAAAAACTGAATCTGCCCAACATGAACGAGTTGTATATGATTCTTTGCCCGGAACATGTCACTGATTTGATTCTGGACAACGATTCGGCAAAATTTTTCAGCGACAGGCAAATTTTCTATGATATGGAAACCGGAAAAGTACGCAGCATTATGGGGTTCAAATTTTTTGAAAACAATGCCATACTCGCTTACGACAACACGGGAGCGAAAAAACCGAAAGGCGCGGTACTTAACGCTACCGATCGTGTTGCTTCGCTGATGTTCTACGCTCCAGAAACAGTTTATCACATCGAAAGCGTAAAAATTCTCTATAAGCCCGAAATCGAGGACACGCGTTCGGCAGACCCGACTTCGGAGTTTCGTTTGCAAACCTACGGATTGGTTGACCGCAGACGAGACATTGGTTTCGGAGCCGTAATTTCCGGTATTGCATCTTAAAAGAAAGGAGGAACATAAAATGGAAGAATTAAAAACCATAGCAAACGATGTTTTCAACCGTTTTCCAAACGAAAACAAGGTATTTGTAACATCCGACGGGCAGGCGTTTCTGAATGAGGCACACGCCAGGAACCACGCAAAAACCAACCGCACAGGTAAAGAGTTGAAACTCGAAACGTTTTTGCGTGAGGGAGAGGAAAAAGATGTTAAAAGAACAGCAGAACAATGGGTTGAATATATCGCTACGTTAACGGATGTTACAGTTGTGCAAGATATTCTTGATGGCGAAAAAGCGGGCAAAAAACGCAAAACGGTACTTGATGCCGCAGAAGCGAAAATCGCGGAACTCACTAAACCTGAATAATCATGGGCTTTGAAGGAGTAATAATAAACAAAATTAACGGCGGACTCGGCGGGGCAGAAAACCCCGACCGCGTTGCCGTGATGGTTGTAGGTTGCGGAGCGATTGCAGACATGCTGGCGGTAAATACCGCTTACAAACTGCTGCAACTTTCCGATGCCGAAGCGCTGGGCATTACGCCCGAACATGACGACACGGCAAACCGCCTCGACCACTACCATTTGAGTGAAGTGTTCCGCCTGTCGCCCGATACGGTTATTCATTTGATTGCCACACCGGCGAATACAAAAGTAAGCGATTTGAAAAACTCGCAGGCGTTTATTTCGGCGTTGCGCGGCATTGAAGGAGTTAATTTAATTGCCATTGCCGGATTAGAAAACGAAACGGCAATAACGGTGCCAAACCCTGTGAGTGCGTTGCAGCAAGCCGTAACCGGCTCGCAACTGCTTGTTGATGCTTTGGCGCAAGACCATATTTATATTGACGTGGTTTTGCTTGAAGGCAAAGGAAACTATTTGACACCGCTTATTAACACAATGGAGGATTTGCGCGAAATGGCAAGTCCCAATGTGTCGGTAATTATCGGACAGGACAGAGGCATTGCCGCGCAAAAAGCAGCTTATGCCGGACACGCTTCGGTAGGTTCCGCGCTGGGTATGCTCTTAGTGCGAGCCGTACACGAAAACTTGGGAAGTGTGGATATTGAAATAAAACCACAGGCGCGAAAAGGGGAGTCGAACTATACGTTGACCGATGTAAAACAGGGGCGCTTTATTAGCGCAGGGTTGAGCAACGGAAAAAACGCTAACGAATTGTCGGTTGCCGACCAAAAGCAACTGGATTTATTGGGCTACATTTACATAGGCTCATTCAGCGGTTTTGCGGGTTTCTATTTCAGCAACTCCCACACCTGTGACGAGCAAAAAAGCGACTACTGCTTTATTGAGCGGAACTGTATCTGGAACAAAGCGGCACGGATTATCCGTCAAACGCTTATTCCGCGAGTTCGCTCAAAAGTGGAAGCCGATCCGGCAACCGGCTACATCAAGGGAACAACGATTGACGACTGGAGCGCACGGGTTCGTAAGGCTCTCGAAGTAATGCTGGCAGTCGGAAACTGCGCCGAGTTTTCAATTTACATTAATCCCAATCAGGCGGCAGTTTCGACTTTGCCATTCAAAATTGCGGTTAACATTGTCGCCGATGGCGTCGTTCACGAGTTTGAAATTGATTTAGGTTTTACCAATAAAAT